TCATAGTTTAATAGATTGTTCAGCAACAAATAATCGACCAGAAATTGGTTCAACATATGATGTAGAATTGAATGCATTTGTTCCACCACAGCCACCAAACACCGACTTCTTTAGCACAGAAACTTATCAGTGGGAAGCAGATCCTAATGTTGTACATAATATCGGTGGAGCAGATTGTCGTTGGAGCCCTAAGTTACAAGGTTGGATTACAGTAGAAAACTGGTCTGACGTAGAACACCTATGACACTTTAAGAAGTGTCTCTATGACCCCTCGGAGCGCCTCTGAGGGGTTTTATAATGGCTGCAGGTAACAGGAGTCCATGAGACTATCTTTAACTGAAAAACTGGTGTTTATCGGTGCATTTGTGAACTTCTTGCACTGGGGTGTTAAACTCACTGAATCGGTTCTGAATTATGCTCTCTCTTGATATTACTGGTTACAATTACTCAAAGCGCCGCTGCGAACGCATCGTAGAGTGGTTTGTAACAAAACATCTTCCCAGACACAAACTGCACATTATGATTCATCATCGCGGTCTGTATCGTGAGGGTGTGTATGGTTGGGTGTGGGCCACTGACTGTGATTATCGTCCTCGTGCATTTGAGATTGAGATGCACAACTTCATGACACCCGAACATTATACCAAGACGCTGCTACATGAACTCTGGCATGTGTATCAGCATGTTCAAGGTGCTCTCAGAGATCGTTATGGTAAGAGACATTGGAGAGGCATTGATTTCTCTAATGTTGACTATGAGGATCAACCTTGGGAACAACAAGCAGTGGAAATGGAAGAAGTACTCTATGAAGAGTATCTACACTACTTGACAAAGTGTAATAAATCCCTGTAGAATACCTTTGTCCGGGTTCATGAGATGGCTAAGATTGTAGAGAGACACAAATATAACGGAGACACAATCATCAAGACTCGTACATTGAGTTTTGAACCTTACAGATACTCAGAGCATAATATGTGTCTGGTGATGGGATTGATTAAACGCAATCTCACACCAAATCTTTTATCAACAAGGTATCGAGCAGAGAATCAAACCAATCCAACATATGGACATTGCTATCACTCTACGCAAGCATTGTTCTATCTGATGGATACTGATAAGTTGCAACCAATGAGTGGTGTGGATTACCGTGGTGAAACTCACTGGTGGTTGCAGGATGGAGATAACATTTATGACCTTACTGCAGAGCAGTATCTTTCCGTAGGAAAGCTTCCACCATATGCTGTAGGTAAGAAAAGCAAATGGTATGGATGGAAGGGCCGTCCACATCAGAGATCGTTGGATCTCATGGTGAGAGTGCTTGGAGACAAGGTGACGGACACTGTGACAATCCCAGAACTGGTCGGGGGCCTTGACGAGTTCTTCTGAATCGGTTATATTGGCCAGGTACACAGATGAGACACATGCCGCTGGCAAACAAGTTCTCATCATACATGCTTCTAGCAGAACAAATCATGAAAAAAACTATTCTTGGCAAAGAAATTGATCTTTCCACCTATAATCGATGGTCAAAAACTGCCATTGAAGAAAAACTCACGAGTGGAGAGTTTGTTAAATTTGTTTGGGTTGATCTGAATCAAAAAAACCCAAATGACAATGAGTTTACAAATGCAGGCGTGCGTTCGGAACAGAACACTGAAGATAGCGTTCCGAATATGCAATTTTCCTTGACTAAAAACGGTTGGGATGATTCTGATCTTCCTCCCGTTGTAGATGTGGATGGCAACTTCCAAGATGGTCGCACTCGTGCATTGGCACTAATGGCTGAAGGCGAGCGATGGTGCCCTGCCGTTCAGGTTATTCTGAAAGATAAAAGCAAGTCTTCTGTTCTTGCAAATGGTCTTCGTTTAAACTTTCATGCTCCTCGTCGCCGCGCAGTTCAAGAAGATTTCATTGTCGCTGGCGTGGAACTGATTCGTCTTGGTGAACTGAAGCGCGACATTCCAAGCATCGAATCTTGGTTGTTCAATAAAGTCAAGATTGATGATTTTTATCCGAACAATGCTGGTGGAGCAATTTCCAAAATTGTTAACGGAATCTATGATCGTACCGAAAATGGTGGTGATCCGATTGTTCGCAAATTGACTCGTGAACAGTGGTTGGATTATCTTGAAACCAGCCCTGATATGGTTGATTCCAATGGCAAAAAAATTAGTGCTCGTATGAACAGCACTCTGGTTAATGATTGTAATTTTGTTCTTTACGATGCTCCCAGCTCGACTAATGAGAGTCGTCTTTTGAGCAAAATCCTTTCAAATGCAAGCAAAGGCATCCATACTTACTTTGTTCTCTATGCAAACAATGAAAAAGATGCTGATTACATTCGTTCTGGGTTCAAATCATTCTTGAAGACTGCTGAATCTTATCACGCTTCTATTGTTAAATATGCAAACAATTCAGTAAATTTTAATGGAATTGATCTTACTAAGATGAGCACTCCCAAACTTTATACTTGTTTGGGTGTTCTTCCTCAACTTTTTGATGGCAATGGTCATGAAGTTGCGTTCAAGGCACATCGTATCATCCCAGTAGACCAGTTCTAGAACCGTCACATGGGGTCCACACGGACCCCTTTTTGCTGTATAATGGCCATATTGAAACGCAATCCATGATCACGCTCCGCCCACATCAACACCGCGCTGTTGCTGCGATGCAGAAGTATAAGAAAGGTCAGATTTTGGTGCCAACGGGCGGTGGGAAGACCCTAAAAATGATCTATGATGCTCTGCGCCTGTTTCAATCAGAAACTCCTAAGACTGTTGTAGTCTGTGCGCCGCGCATCTTGCTGGCAGGTCAGTTGTCTAGCGAATTTCTTGAGCATATCACTAATGCTGAAGTGATGCATGTTCACTCTGGTGAGACGCATCACTTTAGCACCACTAAAGTGTCTGAAATTCAGGCACATGATGTTAGTTGCGAGATCACAAATCGTCACCAACTGATCTTCACTACCTATAACTCTCTGAATCGTATTCAAGAGGCAGGAATTGCTGTCGATACCATTTACTTTGATGAAGCACATAACAGCGTAAAACGTAACTTTTTCCCTGCAACTGAGCACTTTTCTTCTACTGCTGACCGCTGCTATTTCTTTACGGCCACACCCAAACATTCTGCTACCATTTCTAAACCTGGCATGAACATGCCTGAAGTTTATGGTCAGGTAATCTGTCAGGTTCCTGCACCAGAACTGGTGAAGCAGGGTTATATTCTTCCTCCTAAGGTTGTTGTCAAGCAACTGCAGATGGTCAAGGGTAAGCAGGTTATTTTCTCCCGTGATGCTGACAATCTGATCGAGACGATTGATAACTGCAAGAGTGTCGATGTAATTGATGGACTTGTTGATGGTTCTAGCAATCTGAAAAAAGTTTTGATTTGTGCTCGCACTACCAAACAGATCATCGGTCTGGTATCAGAATCTGATTTCTGTGTGCAACTACAACAGCGCGGTTATTCTTGGATGATGATTACATCCAAGACTGGTGCTGTGATTGATGGTCAGAAGGTCAATCGTGAGGTGTTCTTTGACACTCTCAATGCATGGGGTAAAGATTCCTCTAAGAAGTTTGTTGTGATGCATCATAGCATCCTGTCTGAAGGTATCAACGTCAACGGTCTTGAAGCAGTGTTGTTCATGCGAAACATGGACTACATTGGTATCTCCCAGACCATTGGCCGTGTGATTCGACTTGGTGATAAATCCAAGACATTTGGGTTGGTTTGTGTGCCCGTTTATGATAATGTAGGTATCAGCACTTCCCGCAAAGTTCAAGCGGTTGTGGATACTATCTTCCATCAAGGTCAACCTGCTGTCTCTGTAATCAAACGCTAATGTATACTCTCTATATGCTCCAAGGCCTTGCACCATTTGTTGGTGGATTGTGTTTGGATAATTATCTTCGTCGTCATGGGGAATTCTGTAACTTTAGAGACTACCCCGCACAGGTTATAAAGTATGACAAACAGGATCCTAAAAATGGTTGTTATCGAAATGGTATATTCTATCCTCGTTGTAAAGACCTAGATAATCCAGAAGTATTATACTATCACAATCTGTTGAGGGAAAAGTAATGGGGATGTTTGATTACTTTAGATCTTCATATGATCTGGGAGAACAATTTACAGATGTAGAATTACAAACCAAAGATATTGAGGATGGTCTGGGTGGATCAATGAGCCACTACTGGTTAGATCCCGCTGGATACTTATATCACATTGATTATACACATACTGCTGATTTTGTAGAGATCAAAAAGGATAATCCCAACTACAATCATACTCATAAATGGTTAAACTTTAAGTGGGTTCCGAATGGTAACCATGGTAAGATCCGACCATGGATGATTACCAAATATGTGGAAGTGTATCCATCCACATGGGATGGATCATGGGAAAGTTGGCCACGCTTGCGTATTCACTTCAGGTATGGTAGACTGATGGACTATACTAAAGAAAAACGAGACTATCAAGGCCCATTGTATGCTCCTCATCCTGATCTAAACAAATGAACCTCATTCAATTCAAGCATCGCTATGATTTTGGACATGAGTATTATGTCCAAATTCTAAACATCAAGCGTAAAAGTTTGCTTCAAGTCTCTGTAAGTTGGAACGATAGCCCATCTTGGCCCTACATTCAAGTCACTTCTGGAAGTAATAGTCTTTTAGGTATTCTGTTCTGGGCATATAAGTTTGGGTTTGATCTTGATCTATTGGGTAGAACTTGGAACTGGGATTACATGGGGAAGGTAGATGGCAAAGAAACTGAACTGGTTTGAGTATTGGATTGGTCACTGTTGGATGACAGGGTGGCAGAACATTCGTGGTTCATTTCGCATCTGGGCAGATTTGATGACAGGAAACTATAAGGATTATGCCCTGATGTGGTATGATGATCCTTATGACGAGTGTGTTGATTGGTTTTGGCAATGTTTAGGTGATGATGATACTCTTCCCAAAGAGTTTCTTGAAGGTCTGTTAGAAATGTGTGATAGAATTGATAGAGGTGAAGAGAAAACATATTCTATAGATGAAGTAATGGATCAGTTGAGAGACAGATTGGAAACTGACCACTCTGAGAATGACTGCGGTTCTGAAGATGTATAATAGCCCTATGAGAAAAGTCACCGTTCGACCTAAAAGCAAGAAGGCTAAAAACCGTCTTGCTAACACAATGGATAACAATCCTATTTGTATTGTAGAGCAGGATACTGGTGGTGAGTTATTCTTAGCATCAGAAAACCGCAAATACTTTTTCTGGGTTAGCACGAGAACTGGAACTAATCGTTTCGGTGACAAATCTGACGCATATTGGGAGGTACTATGAAACCTAAAATTTATCATATACTTGATATTGCAGTTGAGGAAGGTGTCAAACGTGGATGGCATCGTGCCCATAAACATGTAGAGAACCCTTCTGAAGAAAGTATCAAGGAAGCCATTGAGGATGCAGTGATGTCTGCAATTCATGAATACTTTACATTTGATGAATCGGAGTATTATTCATGAGGTTTCGTAAGATTGAATTTCGTTTCAGTAAATACAACAACAAATATGAACTTGTTAGTTGGTATGAAAACACAGATGGTAGTGAAAACTGCTATGTGATTGCTTTCTTTGATAAGGGCAAAGAGTGTTATGATATGAGAACCATTGGGG